ATAGCGCGTACTACGGCGCAACATCGAAGGGAAAAAGCTGAGTGGGCTAGCTACAGGGCTTCACTGTCGTGCGCAATCTGTGGGTTTAGTCATCCCGCAGTTATTGACTTCCACCACGTAGACCCCAATAACAAAACAGCCAGCGTGCATGTGCTTGTAGGGAACAGACGGTACGCCGCAGCTCGTGAAGAGATCAAGAAGTGTGTGCCCCTATGCGCTAACTGCCACCGCGTACACCACCATGACGAACATCACACAAAGAAAAAGGGCCCCCGAAGGAGCCCTTAATCAACTAGGGTAAACCCTAATTAGCTACCTGACGAACCCCACATGCCCAAGGGATCAGACCAGCCGAAGCTGTAACGCTCGCGGGCCTTGTAACGTACGTTACCAGTATCAAAGTCACCGTCCATAGACGTTGCCATCGGAGTACGCACAAAGTGCTTCAAACCGTTAGGAACATCGGTACAGATAAACCAAGCGTTGGTATCGGTCAAGAAGTGATTCACAGTAGAACCGCCGGGTATTGAGCCCATGTTCTTCAATGCGTTGATGTCGTTATCGGCAGTGCCGACGCGCATTTCAGTCTTTAACAGACGATCTGCAACGAACATCAAGGCAGGTGGAATCACCAACTTAACAGGCTTAGCAGCGATCAACAAACCACGCTCGTCAGTCCAAGCAGCGATCTGAATAACGGCGGCTTCCAAAGAAGTCTCGTTCAAATCGACACCAACTGCGGGAGCGTTGGAGTTAGTACCACCGCCAACGGTCGGGTGCGCTGTTGAGAACAGAGCTACGCCGTCACCACCCAAGTATGAGCCGCTGAAACCGTTGTTCAGGGTAGCCGCTGCTTTAACTTGTTTGGTGTAAGACATGGCACGCGCCAAAGACTTGGTGTAGCGAGCAGACAAGCTGTCGTACAAGTTGTCTTCAACAGCTTCTTCAGTGATGGAGAAGCCCAGTGCGATTGTCTCGTGGCTGTAACGAGTAGACCATGCCTCTTGCGCATTGTCGTAGGAGATAGCAGCGCCTTCAGCCTTGACTGGGGCGGCACTAAAGCCTGACAACTTGGTCTCTTCTTCAAATGAGCGATCTGAAGATTCAGTTTCGTAAATCTCTTTGTGCTCTTCGCCGTAGCGAGCGTATTCCATGCCGAACAATGCGTTCAAACCCGGTAACAACTCTTTAAGTAGTTGTGCGCGTGAAATTGCCATTTTTTAGTACTCCTTACAGGCCAACAGCGTTTGTGGAGCTGCTGTAACCGGGGTTGAATTTGACCAACACGTCTGGGAATGCGTCACCAATAGGTGAAACAGCGGCCACAATACGGAAGGCAGCGGTAGTAGTTACAGTCGTTGACTCAGCAGCGCTAGTAGAGTTACCCGTACGAGTAGAACCCGTAGAGCCGCTCTGAGCCGCAGCGAAGAACGTGTTTGCACCGATGTCAGATTGGTCGATTACGCCGTCCATCTGAACTTGGAACAATACGTTTGCATCATCCACAACAAAAGCCTTGATCTCACCACCGTTAGCGGTACCAGCGGGGTAGTACTGAGCATTGATGACTTGACCTTGTGCGTTAACGTACTCACAGCCAACGAACACACCCAAAGAACCAGTTAGCGTGGTGCCTGTAGGAAGAGCGTTAGTAGTGCCGTCAGCGCCAGTGGCGGTTGACAGTGCGATGTAACCATCAACACCAACGTGTACTACTTGACCGTAGAAGAGGTTTGTGGCCTCACCAGCGGGATCAATCAAGTACTGTGAAGTTGCGCCAGCATAAGCCATGCCGTCGGCGCGCTTTACGGGTTTTAGACCGTATGGAGAAGCGGTAGTTGCCATTTAAGGACTCCTAAAATTAAGAACCAGAACCAAAAGAAACCTTTGTTTTGCGCTCTGAGAACAGAGGCATACGCGGGTCGTTGTCTCGCATAAAACTGTTATCTACTGAATCCATTTGAGCCTGATTTTGGCGAGCGTAGTGAGCGCTTCGTTGCTTCATGAACTCCTCGGGGATACGGCACAATAACAATCCGCCAATTTCGACGCCGCCAGCAAAGCGGCTATCGGTTGACGCGTGCATCATAAGCTCAGGATATTCTTCTGCCTTGCAGGGTTCGTATCCTTCGCGAAGCTTTGAAGAAATATTGCTTGGATCGGCGACACCAAGCGTACTCAGTCGAACATACCTATGAGCCCAACCCGGACGGTCGTCTGGATGGGGTAGCGTCTCTGGGGCACGCCAAGCCTCTGGACGCGCAAACTGGGTTCGCGTATCGAGGTCACGGGGGGTACGGTCTTGCGACGAGTCGCGTGTTTTTGTATCAGCCATATTTAAGCTCCATTCTTCAATTTAGCAACCTGTTTCGCATAGAGTTCGATCGGCACACCTAAGCGGCGGGCTACATCTACCTCAGACTTTTTCAAGCGTATGCGGTTCGGTGGGGTGCTACGAGTTGCCGGGGCAACCACTGCAGCGGGTTTTTGTGCACGGCGCGGAGTTTCCTCTTCGGCCGGGTCAGAACTTTGGGGAGGCGTTCTAGTAACCTCTTTGCTCCCGAATTGCTCGGGGAATTTTTGACGCATCGTTTTATCGATAGCGTCGTAGTATTCATCAGTGGATGGGTCGATACCTTGCTCTTCTACTAACTCAGCGTGCAACCCGAGGGCGAGTGCTGTCATAGATCGGTTCTTCCCAAACCATTCGTTGTCATTTTGCCACTCCTCTGCACGGCTGTCAACAACTGGCTGCGGCGGAGCCAAAACTGGCATCTGACGCTCTTGAATCTTGATAGGCCGCATGTTGGTAGCGCGGTCAACGTTCATCATCGCACGCGAGATTTCTTCCTGTGCGGTAACGGCTTGATCGGCGTCGCCCGCCTCAAAGGCATCGCGGTATTTCTTACGTGCTACCTGAAGCGCAGACTCTGCTGCTGTTTTGGATTGATGAATATAGGCTTGACTGCTGGTAGCGAGTCGCTCTTGGAGACGTTTATTCTCCGCAAACATCTGCTTGCCGAAATCCTCTGCGGCCTGACGCTCACGGAACGCTGTTTCTTTTGCGCGGCGTTCGTCATGGTACCCACGCGTAAACTTCTTTAAGCGCTTCTGTACTTTCTCGTCGTACTCAGACAGTTCATCATCTGTAACCTCTGCAGGTGGTTCAGCGACTACGCGGCCACGGTCGGCTTTAGGGGTATCATCCTCGATCTCGATTTCAAGCTCATCATCCTCAAGAGCTTCTACTTTCTTGGATTCCTCGTCGGGGAAGACGTATTCGTCATCAGTTCTGTTTGGCATATATTAGTCCTTACGATGCACGCGCAATACCACGCGGGTCTTCAACTACAGCCTCAACCGCGTCATCATTAATGATGCGGAACTCTTGGCCGTGAATCTTCAAGCGGGTGCCTGAATTAGGTCGAACAATGACAAAGTCACCTTCTTTACAGCTTGGGCCGCTCGGAAAACGCTTTTCGTCCTTGTAGGCATCAGGGCCAAGCTTCACAACAAACAAAGTAGGTGTTAGAACCTCTTCATAGTGTCTAGAAGAGTCAGCTTTAATAATGCCACTCTCGTATGAGTCTTCTGCCTCGGGGACAACACACAGTATGCGAAATCCTTTAGGGTCGGGTAGCTGTTTTGCTTTTTGCTCAGCCGTCTTATCCAGAATTTTAGATAAGTCGATTGCAGAGGCGTCAAACTCAGTCGTCATTAGATTGCTCCAGTTTTTGCACAAGGTCTCTCACTATGGATTCTGCGGTAGCTAAACCTCGGATCACTCCGCAGACATGCTGGTACTCAGCATGATCTTTAGGACGCCCGGAGAGTATAAAAACTTGGTGAGACGCCGATGACTCGCGTATCTCAGTCAGTAGGTATTCTGTTATTTTCCGGGGGTCCATGTATTACTCCTTGTTACGTGTTTGTATTGCCATCTGATCTTTAGCCTTGGCAACATCTACTCCGATGCGGGCGCCATCGATCTGCTCTTTAGCGCGTAGCTTCTCTTTGTCCGACTGGATACGCGCCCCTATCTGTGCGCCAGCTATACGTTCTTGTGAGGCGATACGCTCGCGCTCCAGCTCTAACCTGTCCGCGGCTTCTGAAGCGTCAACCAACACCTTCTGCTCACGCAGTTTCAACTCTTGCTGTTTAATCTGTAATTCTTGCTGCTGCATCTGAATAACGGGGTCTTGCTGTTGTTGTTGAGCTTGCTCGGTTGCGGCTTCGGCTTGATCCCGCTGTAGGAGACGAAGTGACGCTTTTGCTGCAAACTGGGCAACTTGTGACGCGGTAGCCTCGTCCATGTTCTCGTTTTCTTCTTTGGTAGGCATTGGCAGGCCGAGTTCGGTCTCTACCTGTCTACGGTATTCAAAGGCAACGTGCTCGTTGACGTGCGCCAACAAAGAAGCCTGAATCTGCTGCGCCAGTGGGCTCTGCCCAACAATCTTCATGATCTTCGGGTCCTGCATGGCCGCCATGTGTACCGTGATGTGCGCCTCGTGGTTCTGCTGGATAAACGCTTTGACCGGCTTGCCCATCAGGATGTTCTGGTTCTCCTGCACGGGGTCAACCGGCTTCAGGTCATCTTCCAACGGTACGAGCTTAGAGGCGTTCTTCACCCCCAACACCTCGATCATCTGACGGTGTAGTAGTGGCAGGTCGTACAACTGCGGAGCCTGCTGGGCCAACTGGATCACTGCTTGGTACTGGACAACCTTCTGCGCCATGGTCGCGGCGTTAGGGTCGCTAACAGGCAGGACCTCAGTCATGTCATAGTCACTCTGCTTGGCCATACGGCTGCCTTCAACCGGCTCGTATGTGTACTCGTCAGGAGTGTAGTCGCGAATAATAACCTTGAGCAGTTTGAACTCTTGGCGCATCGCGTAGTGCAAGCGGGCCTGCACAGCGGACATCACCTTGAGCGTACGCTCTAACAGCGCGAGAGTCGTACCAACGGGGGCTGAGCCCGACATGTCGCTGATCTTCAAGTCACCTGCGGAGGCGAACGCACGACCTTCCTGCACGATGTTCTGGAACAGCGCAAATAGAACTTGGCTTGGCTCTTTGTACGGCAGGGGCAGGATGTTGTCGCGGATAGAGCCGCTGGACACGTCCACGTCCCGAAATTCGCCCGGAGAGATTGGAGTATCGTCACCTTTAATACGCATGCCACGCGACTTCAGACCGCCGGGCAGGTTAGATAGCGTGCCAGCGTCCACCAACTGACGAATAATCATCGTCGCAGACTTAGCGTACCCCCCAATCAGGTGAATCAAGCCGTAGCCGTAGAAACCAAATCCGGGAATATATTGGTAGTGTACGAAGTGCTGGCGCTTTATATGGAGCGAGTCTGCTTCATACCAGTTACGGCGGATGGCGAGAATCTCGCCCGATGACTTATCAATAGTCACCACGTACGGCAGAGCAACGCCGGTAGGCTTGCCTTTTTCATCCAAGTCCTCAAACCCTTCTAGGTCCAAGTGTACGTGCATCTCTAGTAAACGATAGCGACTGTCGTTTGTTGCGGTCATCCCGCTTTCGGTGGCCTTCTTTTTCTCGATGTCATCCAGCTCACCGCTTGGCTCGCCTAGTTCGATGTCCCGGTAGAAACCCCTCTGCTGTAGCAAAGTCATTTCGTTAGTGGTCTTGCGCATCACGTGGGTTACACGGTCAGCGGACTCAATGCTCGACGCGCCATAGGGAACAACAATGTCCTCAGCGGGAATAAACATAGCTACTTGGCGGCCCTTGCTTGGGTCGTAGTACACCTTCTTGAACGCGGACCCGGCAATAGGCAAGTTCCACAACAGCTTTTCGTGCTCTGGGCGGTACTCCTGCATCTCGCTGGTCAACTGGTAGTTCATGTCGTCGCGTACACGCAACGCGGCTTCTTGTGTCTTCGGGTCGTCTTTACCAATGATCTGGGTCTTGACGGGGCCCGCGGCTGGGAACGTCTCCATGATCGACTCGCTTTGGAACCGCACCACAGACTCAGCCAGCATTGGGTGGAACACGCCACACGCATCGGCCCATGGCTCAGTGCGCTCTTCGTACTTCAGGCCCAACAGCTTTAAACCCTCAACGTAGGTCTCCGCCCAGTCACTACGGTCAGTAATGTCCTTGTCGAAATCAGCTATCAGGTCACTGGCCAGCTCTTGCAGGACAGACTCGTCCATATACTCCGCAAGGTTAGCGTCAAAATCTTCCGCCGTCTCTTCTTCAGGAGGCAGGTCATCAGGCTCTCCGATCTCGATCTCGATCTCTACCTCAATCTCAGGGTCTATAACCGCGATTGCCGCGGGAGTCAGTGCTTTATCAATAGCCATGGTGTATTCCTTCTATCTAGATTGCGTAAAACCGCGATTTGCGGTACGAGCCAAATACTTCATTATCCTCGTGGTCGCTACTTAAGCGCAACAGGCCGCCTTTACGAATCCGCATCAGTGCCAGAGTCATAGTATCTACCTCATCGTCATGCTCGCCAGCAGGGAACGCCAGTATTTCTTCAACTGTTTTCGCCGCCCATGCTGTTTCAGGGAACCATACGTGTCCACTAGCGAACATATCAGCCACTGCGTTAAGGCGTGCAATTTTGTCTTGACCTTTACCCGGACTGAAATCCTGAACAAAAATACCCGAACGGCGCATCTCGTCAATAAGCGGTTGACCGCTCGCCTTGGCCTCGACAATAACACTATCTGGCTGCCACTCGTCGTATTGCTCGTGCGCCATGACTTTAAGTTCCGGAAACTCATACTTCCCCTTTACACTGTTAAGCAGGATAACGTTCTGGGTTCCATCCCCCTCATGCGTAAATACCCCCCACGTGTGACACACCGAATAGTCGGAGCGCTGCTTAGTAGTGAGGGCCGTATCAAATGACTGCACCGTGAACTCGACTGGCGGGGGCTCCTCTTTCTCCCACCACCTAATCCACTCACGTTTAATAATCGCTGCTTTACTGGCTGTTGGGTTCTGCTGGTATTGCGCGTACCACTGCCACGTAATATGATGCATTGAAGCCCGCGTCTGCTGGAGGCTCTCTAACGTCCATTGTTCGGGCCAAAGTGACTTTTCGTTCTCTGTGTTCTCGTTCAAAATCGCCGGAAACTCAAACGGCTCGTAGACATCGCC